CGCCATCCACTAGGATCGGGTTAGTCCACCCAAACTCCTTAATGCTGGCTGCTATCTGAGCTACCTGAGCATCCGAATGTGTCCGGCTGTTCCGAACGTATGGGATTAGTTTCTCAACTGGAATTTTCTTGATCTGCAAGCATTACCTCTCGGTGTCATGCGTAAATAACGTCGTACATATCCGGTCTGTGAGCCTTAATCCATTCTCTCGGCTCATCGTGGCATTTCTGGTAATCCATCCCTACTGTTTGACTTCCAGCGTGATGAACATACGCCCTGCTTACGAAATGCCTGTAACCCGCTTCTTGCAGGTCATGGCAAATTATATTATCTGAATACCAATTAGTGCTAGGAAACTTTGCTGTATCCCAAGCCTCTCTCGTTATGGCAGCAAATATGGGTGCTATTACCGGAGTTTCCTTAATCTTTGCCTCACTAGCCCAGTAAACACCTTCCTGTCTGTCATCATGCACAGGGAATCTAATGTTCTGGTCTGGCAATACGTAGTCGCTTCTTGCGCCTAAGAAACCTATCTTCTGCCCGTTTTCCTCAAGAATCCGCTTATCCTCGCCCAATAACTCAATAGTTTGCGGATTCAGAACAACATCATCGTTAGCCACAATCAATGAATCGACTGCGACCCTTCCAAAAACGTCGCTGATGGCTTCATTATATGAGTCTCCAAAATTTCTACCAGTATTGGGTCTGACGATAACATTGGGCAAGATTCGCTTGAATCTCTCTCCTCTGGCAATGTCAACGCTATAAACGTAAATCGGGGTGGTAGGTGCATATACCTTGATGCTCTCCAGCAATACCGAGATACCCGGATTGCTTACGTGACAAATGACTATGGCTTGCATAAAACGACTCTCATGCTATCTACAGCCCTCGGAGTCCTAATTACTTCATCGTCTGGTTGTCTAGTTATTAACTTCTGACCTAGTTCTGACAGGTCAAACGCCAATTCCTTGAGCTTAAATCCTTTTTCCCAACCTAGATACCAAGCCCAATCGGTATAGTACAACCAACTATTCTCGTTGAACGCTCGTACATGAGTCGGGTCTTGCCATGCCCCTAAACTCAGGTCATAAGGTACGCTAATATGAAACTCACCACCAGACTTCAGTAAGTCATAGCAGTTTTTCATAGCGGAAACTAAGTCAGGGATATGCTCTAAGACATCGTTAGCAATGATCTTCTCGAACATCTCAGGCTGTATCGTCATCGATCCCCATCGGGTATCAATCTTAGCCCCGAAATGCACCTTAGAAATATCTCCCCACCAATCCGGGTTAGTCCTCTGCTGAATATCGGCATTGACGCAATCCTCTCGCCAATCCTTACCAGACCCTAAATTAAGCGTTACAGGCTGCAATTAGCTCCTCCACCTTGTCTGAACACAGTAACGGAATTAAATCGCGTATACGCTCGTCTGGCAGTTCCCACCAAGGTTTCTTTAGGAGCCTTTCTATCTGGCTCAACGTAAACCGGAGCCTGATAACCTTAGCTGGATTCCCACCGACTATCGCGTAAGGAGGAACGTCCTTCGTTACGACGGATTTCGCAGCAACAACAGCACCATCTCCTATCGTTACCCCTGACATAATCGTGCAGCCCGATCCTAGCCAGACATCATTCCCAATAACAACATCACCCTTAGTAGCTGGATGTCCTTCGCCATGATGCGGAAATTCTTCTTCATGGATATGCCCGAAAGGGTAAGTCGTTATCCAGTCTACCCTGTGGTTTCCACCGATAAATATCTCGACGTTATCGCCAATCGAGCAAAATGACCCGATCCTTACGTCTGCACCCTCTCCCCAATCTCGGAGCCGGATATTCTCTAAACCGTAGGTGTATCTCACCACTTAACTTTATTAGCCCAATACGCAGCAGACATCTTGCCCTTCTGGATATTCTCGGCGTGACGAGCCTTAAACGACTTTCGACGGGCTTCCTCTGACTTAGATTCACCTTCCCTAGCCGGAGAACCTGACACACCCTGCTGCCCGAATCGGATTAACTTGACCTGCTCCCCCTGCTTGGCGAGAACAGCATGGCTTTTCGTAGGATGACTCGGAGTCTTTTTAGGCTTGTTATAGCCAGCAAATTCCTCCGAACCACGCTTAATCGCCATTCTTCTTACCCTTCTTTTTGCCCATAGGGATTTTGATTTCAATCTCTATCTCATTAACACCGTTCTTTTTCTTCTCTTTCTCGTCCTCAAGATACTGCTTTAGCAATTCCTTGTCGGACATCTTCTTCCCGTTCTTCATCATTTCTTCTTCCCCTTAGCAGTTTTAGCCGCTTCTTTGAAAGCCTTAGCAGTAGGCGCACCCTTAGTTCCCGGCTTACGCATCTTCTCGCCAGAACCCTCGGCTATACGCTCACGCTTTTTTTGGATATTACTGTAAAGTCCGGGCTTCATTTCTTTTTAGCCTTCTTAGCCATACCCGCCTCGCTGAGTGCGATAGCTACGGCTTGCTTAGGATTCTTAACTACTGGCCCACCCTTACCACTATGGAGAGTGCCTTCTTTGTACTCACCCATAACCTTGCCAACCTTCTTTTGCGCCTTAGACATCTTTTTCATTTAGCAACCCCATCAGTTCGTCCTGAAGCTCTGCCTCAGTTACACCATATCGACGTTCAAAAGCCTTACGACCTAAACCGTGATAGCCCTCGTTACCCCTATGATGAAATGGGCAAAGAGGGATTACATTGTCGTGAGAGTTCCGAACTCCCATTCCTAGCCCCATTCCTCGAACATGGTGAATCTCTGCTGGAGTGCCGGAATAACCATTTTTATAACAGATTATGCACCCAAAGTCAGCCACTTTAGCTAAGTATTCTGACTCTTTTTTACGCATTTATGGCGCACCTTTTTTTCACACCAGACATATTTTAGACTCCCACATAGTTACTACCATGCCATGAACCGATAAGCTCTGAGCGCGTACCCATCCATGTGGATGAATTAAACCTTCTTTCTTAGCTCTCCTTACTACCGCGCCCCAAGCCCTTCTATCTGGCGGTTCTGGCAAGTTTTCAAAAGCTGCGCGAATTTGTTCTGTTGTGAAGTATTTATTCATTGTCGCGTGTATCCGGACTGCCTCAAGCGCGGTTTCTACCCATTCACTTCCCGCATTCTTGGCAGCAACTTCTGCCATCGCGTGACCAATCGCTAATCCTTGATGTTCAGTCATGGCGCACCTTTAACAAATCTAAACTCGGATGAGGCATCATCTGCTTATCAAATAATCGCTGGTAAACCGTTTTAGCCTTCTCAGCCGTGTAATCACCCATGTTATCCACAGAACCGCAGTTAGGACAGTAATCCAACCCCTCTCCGCTAACCGCACATCGACCACCCGGAATCTCTACCCAATCATCCACAAATCCGCAGTCAAAGCATATTGCTAAGTTGCTATCATCAATCTCGTTTACGAATTCCATATCTATTTTCCTTATTGAGTATTCCGGTCTAAACCACGATTAGAAGCCTCCTGCGACCGCCAGACATCTATGCGAGCCTGTGCTGCTACCAGCATCCAACGCAACCTCTCAGCCTCCTCTACAGCCGCTTTAAGACCTTCTAGTAGCTCTAAGTATTCTGGATGGCTATAGGCGTAGGATTCTTTGTCAGCAATCGTATTCCCCATAGCACTAGCGAAAAGAATAGCTTTCTTGCTTTTACGAAACTGTTCGAGGTATGTGACTTCAGCCTTAGCCTGTGCATAGGCTTTGGCGTTCTTAATCATGTAGTTAATTGCTTCGTGAGGATCGATTGAGTTCATATCTAGTTCATATTCCTTTAGACAATAGGATAGGGCGAGGGGTTGATCTTTAACCACCTTCTAGCATCCTGAAGGATACTATTCGCTCTCGCGGCTACATTCTTCTTCCAAGGCGACTGTATCGTAGCCCACCCGTTTATCAACCGTTCTGCCTTGTTTGTGCAAGTACCTGTAGCTAGTCTGCTGCGCCGCCCTATCAATATAGCGCATCCGGTTTTCTTGATAGCAACCCCGAACATGGGTTCATTACTAACGCGATCAGTACGACCTAAATAAAAAAGCCCTCTAGGTTTGGCTCTCCGTGTGCGGTCACGTTCCCCATTTAAGAGGTGAGAACCAAAGCTAAAGGGCTTTGATATTTGTCTATGACCGCACATAGATGTCCAAAGTATAGCGTAAGTTAAAAAATTTAGTTACTTAATTCTGAGCTTGCCTGACAAACCTTTAGCTTGCAGGTAAAAAATGACTTGAGCAATTACACCGTCCTTAGTGTCAGCCAGAAACTCAATAGGCGTACCAGCTAATTCACGGCAGTTTGTATTGATAAGAATCTGGCTAGATTCCGCAGCCCAATACTCACGCGAATACTGGCTTGCTGGATTGTGATACAGGCAAAGTTCGATAATCATGGTCAGCTCCTAGTTAATTAATATTGTGCTGCTGTGAAGTAACTATAGCTAAACTGATTCCAGACTGCAACATAAATATTTCTATCAAGAATCATTCTTCAATAGTTTCCGAACAAGCAACCCTTACAGCCTTAACCGCAGCCTGTGGATTCGACACTACCGCTACCTGACCTCGCCAAGTTTGATGCCAAATAACTTGATCCGGTGTCAGCTTGGCTTTCTCGTCTTTCTTTATTTCTAACAAAATGTTCTTGCCCCTGTAGCCCACCAGAATATCCGGGCAACCTTGACCGACTCCATGCAGGTGCTGGACATCCATGCCTACTCGCCGGAGTTCCTTGACGATCTGCGTCTGGTTTGTGTCCACCTTCTTATAGACCATTCTGACCCCTTGCGCGGATCATCAATGCTGCAATAACGCCTTGGTTATGCCACTCGCCATGCAGCCACTCTTCTACCACCTTCGCACACGCCTCGCGTTCCGCTGCTACAGCCTCACGAACTGCCACGCAAATAGGACGCTGACATTCGTTATGGCAAGTATGAATATCATCCACGCCAATCCCCTTTCTTTCCTCGGTTCCCTAAACCCCACTCTCTACGACAATCAGCCTCTAGCTGGTCAGCAGCTTGATGCCCACGTTTCTGCCTAACAACACTCAGGTACTTTAAGGCTGAATCCCTGTCTGCTGTCCTCCACGCTAAGACCTGCCTAACCTCGCATCGATGTCTTTCAGTCTCTAAAACGTCCATTGTTGTCAAAGTCCATTGGTCTTGATCCTGCCGATTCAACAAATTGCTGGCTTGCTGTGTGATACCAGAGTTGATACCACTCCTGAGCCTCTCCGTTACGCTGCTTCTCGTTCATTAGGAACGTATCGCCCTGAGATTCATCTATCTGCTCACCACGATTTCGCTGGTTTTCCTTCTTTTTGTTGCGCCACACAAGAAAGACGTTATCCACCTGATCGCTAATGGAACCAGAGCCTTTCAGGTCATTCTTATTCGGTGTTACCTCGTCTGAAGCCTGTTTCCGGATATGGTGGACTAGGTGAACATGGACGTTATGATCTCTAGCCAAAGCCGTTAGCTCATCGATAAAGTTCTTCTGTCCATTAAAGTCATCCTCGTTCTTGACGCATTTCATCAGAGAATCGATAAAAATATGCTGAACGCCTAGTTCCATAGCGCAATATCTCGCCATAGCAATAACCTTGTCAGGGCTAGTCGTTCCCTGCTGGTCGTAAAGATAAAGATGGTCAACTGTAAACTTATCCATCCTAGTCAAAATCTTGGTGATGTACGCCTCTCGGTCTGATACAAGCGGATCATCAATAAACTCACCGGCAAACTGTCTAGTCATACGTTCTAGCGTTTTAATCGGCTTCATCTCGAACGACGCTATGCAGACCTTCTGACCCTGTTTCACTAGGTGCAGAGCTATTTGTCCTGTCAGTAGCGACTTACCACCACCGTTAGAACCTGCATAAACCGTCACCTCTCCCGGTCTAAACGCAAAAGAATCGTGCGTCTTACTCCAAGGCAGTAGGATTTTTGTATCTCTAGACTCGTTGAGATAGCTTTCCTTAATTGCATCTAGGAAATCTCTAGCCTGTTTGACCTTTATCGTTACGTCGTTTGAATGTAGATACTTCTCTACATCAATCGAGTCAGACTTGATTATCCTCAGTCTCCTCGCTTCGTCTAACTCCGCTGCTCTCTGCTCCAGACTCATCTTGTCTCCCTAGTTCGTAAAGCCTGTTAAGTGAAAAAACGCTACCAACCCAAAACCCCGGTACTACTTCGCTAAAGCCTAACTCAACTAACTTTGATTCAGTCACTTTCTCTCGCTTTCATCATGGCATCAGCAATTGAATAGGCAATATCAGCTTCCTCAAAAGCATTCCAATGAGCAATACCCTCATCATCATTAAACCTAATAACCAAAGATTGCATAATTTTTGCCGCAAAGTAATCGCGCAAATCCATACCATCCTGAGTCGTTATGTGTCCGTTATCCTTTAACGTAGGAAATGCTTTCATCCTCATGTTTCCTCCTATAAATAACTTACTGCTTCGTTAATTCGCGTAAAAGCCGTTTTAAGCCGTTTTTTATCACCGTCTGATACCTGCCTACCCTCAGCCATATCAAACGCCGCTATCGACGTAATAAGTGCCTCAAATTGGATTATTTTCAGCAGGTCTGTTG